ATCAATGCTGCCAGAGATTATTCTAAATACTTGGATGCTAAACGTAAGTATGAAGAACAACAACGAGCAATGGGCAAATAATATGACAACAGCAGAACAACTAACACAGATCTTTAAAAATAATTTTGTTGCGTATTTTCGCAGCCATGCCGCACATGTAAACATCACAGGCAGAAACTTTCGCAGTGATCATAAATTACTACAGGGTGTCTATGAACGCAGACAAGAACAAATTGATAAGATTGGTGAGATATTACGCACCATGCAGGAATACATGCCCTGCAATATTCAAGACGTTATCTACGAAAGTACTATACCCACAGACAGTATAGAAGGCAGTGCAGATACATTATTAGAAACAGTGATGATGGATCTAGAACATTTGCTTGAAGATTACAAAGCATTGATTGTTATAGCCAGTGAAGAAGGTCTAGAAGAAATCAGCAACTATGGTCAAGACCAAGCATTGGATTTAGAAAAATCAATTTGGATGTTAAGATCCACATTAGAGTAAGTCAAGCCACCGAGAACACTATCAAGAACTGGAATGATTTTGTGGCTTTCTCATCCAGGCATCAAGGAATTGGCAGGCCGGTTTGTTCAGTGTTCAACTTTTTATAAGCATAACTTCCGCGAACATCATAGCCATTCTTAGCATGTAGTTTTAAAAACGCTGATTGGTCATTACGCATAGTTGTGCTACAAATAATTGAAACATGAATAATCTTTGCCCAACCTTCCCAAAGATTAATCATATCTTGAATTAAACGTATTCTAGTTCTTGCTGATAAATCTAAACTAACATGAGCCATGCGTACCAATACCATTTCATTGTCACTCCAAGGCGCATACTCTTTGCTTTTTGCCCAAGTATAAGCAATTAATTTGTTTGAATCATCACAAGCAACACTTAATAATTCTGTGTGAGGATTGTAAAATTGATTTACCACAGCAAAAGTAATATGTCTACTATAAACAATGGGTTGGGGAGTAAAGATAGTGTCTATCTCAGTTTGAAAATGTTGTTCAGCCATGGCTACAATATCAGGTATGTCTGTGCCAACAGCGGGTCGCCAATTATAATTCATTGCAATGCCTTTCGTTAATACTATATTTAATCTGCATAAATAATAATATGAACAATAGCATAGAAACCACAGAAGAAAAGAAATCATGGGGCGGAGCACGAGCCAACGCTGGCCGTAAAAAAGGCAGCAAGAATGCCATCAGCATCCATGATTTATTGACCAGTTTGGAAACACGCACTGGTGGACAAAAGTATGAAGATATACTAGTAGATGATTTTATCACTGCTAGAAATGAAGGCAACAAAGATACAATATTAAAGTATCATCACTTGATCCTAAACAAAGTAATGAATAGTTTGGCTAAAATAGAAGTAGAAGACAGTGCCGATGCTGTTGAAGCCAAGAAAGCCGCGTTTGCAGAAGCATTACGTAAGTTTACCGGTGTTAGTCAAGAAGACGAAAATACCAATACTGATTAAAGAAAGTATAAATAACACTATGCCGTTAAAAAAATCAACTAGCAAAAAAGCATTCACGGAGAATGTTAAAAAGGAAATCGCTGCTGGTAAGCCTCCAAAGCAAGCCGTGGCAATCGCGTACTCTACTAAGAGAGCGGCAGCAAGCAAAAAAGGAAAAAGCAAATGAAGCATAACAGCAAAACTCAAAGCGATATGAACCTAGATTTTGACGGCATGGCAGGTAATGGCGTTAATCGTGGTGCAAACAAATTCGCTGGTAATCAACACAGCGGTGTTCAAAACCCTAACAAAATGTTTAACAACAAACGTGGTCCAACAGTGGGCAACAAAAGTGATGATGACAGCACATATCCAGATGCCGCAGTAGTTCCAAAAAGCGGTTTAGGCAAAGACATGTTCCCAGGATCAGCCAATCCACAAGTTCGTACCAGTGGCGGCGGTCGTTTCCCAGGCACACGTCCTTGGATGCCCAGCGAAGGTCAAAATTACAAAGGCAACGCAGACAAAATCAATTTTGGTCGTGGCCCAACTAAAGGTAATCAACTATGAACGCATATCAAGTAACAGGTCTAACTCACAAAGTTACTGCTACAAGTTCCAGCAGTGAAGTTAGTATTACTCCTGGTGAAGCAGGTATTGCTTTTAATGGACAACGAGGTCCATTGTTCTTAAAGATCACAAATGGCAGTGCTGACCAAAACATTTATTTTAGCACAGGCACTACAAGCCAAACGGCTACTATTCCCACAGGTGATGGTGCCAATGCTGGTAGTTGCTGTGTTCCAGCATATGCTGAAGTTATTGTGCAAGTAGGTGATGGTCCTAGTTTACCACCACAAACAATTTATGTTGCTTGTGTGGCAGCCAGTTCAAGTCCAGTGTATATTACTCCTGTATTAAACTTGAACGCAACAATTTAAGGAAAACAAAATGAGAATATCTACATCAAATCCACAAAGCAAAGAGATCAACCAAAAGCGTGGTCCTACAATGGGTAATCAAGACATGGGTGGCAAGCGTGATGCATTCATGAAAGAAAAAGACACATCAGGTAATGAGCGCAGTGCTCTTGCTGATATGGTAACTGCGGCAGTTGCACGTCGTGGTGTTGGTATGAAGCCATTCATTGACCCCACAGTTGAAGGTCTAAGTTCTAACACCAATGTTGGACCAAAAGCAAATTCAACTGCCAATGGTGCAAAATTACCAGCAAAATACAAAAAGCCTATATCTAAAGGTTAATTGTAGTAAATACTAGAGAGGCACTAGCCTCTCTTTTAGCATAGAAAATTAAGGAATAGAAATGACTAAGAAAACACAATCATCTACACCCACAGATGTTGCCAGCCCTTGGGGCGATGAACCCACACAACAAGAAATCATTGAAGTAGCAGAACAGGTTGCTGGTATCAAACCACAAACACCTAAAAGCGCCAGCAATGCTGAATATGATTTGGAAGGTCTAATGACAGACTTTCCCACAGCCAAAGAACTAGAACGTTTTGTCTTTGATGAAACAGGTGTAGTTTTAAACTTAAAAGGTCGTGCTAATAAATTAAAATATCAAACAGCCATGGATGTATTAAATGGCGAAGAAATTGATCCTAAATTTATTGGTGCAGACAATCCCTATATTGATCGTGCAGACATGGTACCAGAAGAGCCAATGCCTCCAATCCCTGACCGTGATCAAGAACTTCCTCCATTAAGTGATTTGCAAAATTACTTTTTCAGTCCTTTTGTTCCTCATCCAGATCCAGACTTTAGAGCAGTTGGTAAAAAATGTCATTGCACATTCCGCAAGTATAGCAATGGTGCTATCAGTTATGAAATTAATGGACCTTGGGAAAAGAAAGAACATGGATCAAAGATTGACAAATATGGACGCACACGCCCAGAAATTATTAAATGGATTGGTGCCGCCACTGGTGAACAAATGGTTCAACGTGAAGATGGCACACTAACTCCTGTGGGACGTAGACTGCGTACCATGATGCAGAGTATGCGTATCAATGCTGGCAATATTTGGGATACATTTGTTGACAGAGACTTTGGTCAATTCAACCAAGAGGCTATTGTTGATCCATGGGGCACGGACATTAGAACATGAGCACAGATTCAACAATGAGAGATGGAGACATCTTTCAAGCACAACAGGCTCGTGCTACACGTGACACGCTAATTTTACAAAAAGTCAATGCCGCACACAGGGAAGCATTTAAACATCGCTTTCCTGGACAGTGTGAACATATCATGCGTTTAACTGCTGAAAGATTACAGGCCATGCTGACAATCAAACCTGATAATCTTGCAGATCCTGCAACGTGGGTAGCCACTGCCGCAGAAATTCGTGATCTCAGCGAAGCACTTTATTATCTAGCATATATCAGCAAACAACATCCTGTGCAGGGAGAACCCAGTGTTCAATCTAACGCATGATGAAAGTTCAGCGGTAGACATAGGCGGAGTTTGGACTGGTCCCGACGAGTTTGAACTTCGCTTTAGATTCAATCGTGATGATGAAGATGACTTAGAAATAGTTTTAATACTAAGCCATGATGAACTACAAGGCTTTGTTAGATATCTAGACAACAAATTAACATTTAATAAATTAAGGATGATGTAATGCTGGGCAATGACATATTGATGGCTCGTGCATTGCGCTATGTCATAGATGAACATAATTTAGTGCCAGAAGAATTTCGTAATTTGCCTGGACAGGTTCAAACTGCCATGCAAGATTTGGTCATTGAAGTTGCTGAGGACATGAAGTTCAATCAACTCAAATATTTTAGACCATTTGATCATCAAAAACAATTCTTTACCACTGGAGCCAGTGAACGTCGCGGTATACTTGCGGCAAACAGGATTGGTAAAACAGTAAGTACCTGTTATGAAACTGCCATGCACTTAACTGGCATATATCCAGACTGGTGGAAGGGACATAGATTTACCACACCAATTACTTGCATGGTAGCAGGTGAAGGTTGGAGTCAGGTTGCATTGGTATTACAAAATGAATTATTAGGAACACAAGATGTCAAAATTACAGAAAATCTGGGAACTGGTGCCATTCCTCGCAGTTGTATTATTACTGATACTATGCGAAATGATGGAGCCAACAATATCGGTTGCGAGATCCGTCATATTTCTGGTAGTAATAGTTATCTGCTATTTGCTAACTATACCCAAGAAGTTAGACAACTCCAAGGATTTAAACTTAATCTTGCAGTATTTGATGAGCAACCACCAGATGATTTCTTCAGTGAAATTGTTACTAGAACAGCAACAACGCAGGGAAAAGTTCTCTGCTCATTTACGCCGCTCAAAGGACTCAACGGACTAGTAAGTAAGTTTTGGAAAAAAGAAGAAGGCTATGAATTTATTAGGGTAAGTTGGGATGACGTGCCTGAATATGATCCATGGGGCCTGCCATTCTTGTTATATGAAACACGTAGACAACTAGAACGAGATTACTTACCACACGAACGTGAAGCACGTATTGCTGGCAAACCTGTTATGGGTAAAGGTGCTGTGTTTCAAATTGGTGATTGGCCTATATACAAAACTGGTCAATTCAACTTCAATGAAATGCCACGCATACATAGAATTATTGCACTTGACCTAGGACTGGTCAATGACAAAACAGTTATTACATTAATGTATTGGGATCCATATGAGCGAACTGCTTATTTACATAGACAAATTGTTGTGCAGGGCGTTGAAGAAGCAGTGCCCACTCAGTATATCAATCATTTACTTCGTCCTGAAGTGTTTGGCTGTCCTATTGTGTTACCTGCTGATGCTAGCACTGCTGGCAGATACACCATGAGTTCAAACAGCATACGCGAACTATTTGAACAGTATGAACTCAATGTCTATGAAAAGGCCATTATGAATCCTGCTGACAGTCAAGGTCGTGTTACTAATCACAAAGCATACGGCATAAATCAAATGCGTCAAATGTTGGAAGTTGGCAGTTTAATGGTCAATGAAAATTGCACTCATTTCTTAAGTGAAGCACAAAATTACTTTGTAGATGAAAAAGGCAGATTCAGTGATCCAGATGACTGCATTGATTCAGCAAGATATGCACTGCTAGGTTGTTTGCAAGGAATTGCTGAACCTTGGGATAATCGCACGCCACAGCAAAGAATGTTGGCTCAAAGAGATAGATACATTGTGCGAGATAACAGCAACAAACCCGCTTGGAAGAAGACCTTCTCAGCAGAATAAGGAATAGAATATGGAACGAAATATAATAAGTCACGAAGATTATAAACTTAAAATAAAAAAAACTTGGGTGCCTACCACAGAACAATGGCATATATTATTAACCAGTGAACATGATATTGAATGTAAATTTGAATTCTTTTTAACTGAATTTGAACTACAAAAATTCAAGGACGCACTATGACACCAACTTTATTCATTTGTGCAATAGAAGAAAATACAATGTTGCTCTGTGAAGATCATGCCAAGGTATTTGAAATAGCGGCTATGACAGCAATGACTCCACATACTATCTATGAAATGGATGACAATGATGCACAGTATTATTGTGCTGCCTGTGATTTAAAACAAATTACAGATGAATTGTCTCGTCCACAGATTATTATGCCAGGAGAATTTTAATGAGTAAAGGCAGTCAAAGAAGACGAGAAGACATAGGTAAGATCTGGGATAACTGGGACGCAATCTTTAAAAAAGATCAGCCTCAAGAAGAACCTGTAGAATCTAAAGATGATGACTCGCGGGATGAACCATCTAAAGAAAACGCTAAATAATAGATATACTAAAGGTAATCCGCCCATATGTTAGACATTAAAAACACAGTCATTGAAGACATCAATCAAAATCGTAAAATCAACGCCAATTTTGTGCGTATGAGAAATATGATGGAAACTAAAATGGCTAGTTATCTACGCTATTTAGGTACTAAAAACGCTGTAAACCGCGCCAGCGATTATCACTATCTCTGTTTGGCAGTTACAGAATCAACTGCTCCTGTAAACGGCATTGACTATATTCACCCCAGTGTTAAGCCAGTAGTAGATTATGCCACAGCAGTTATTGCCAAAGGATTGATGCCCAATGGCGAAATTAACTTTGAATTTGTAGCAGACAATGAAGATGATGAAGTAGCGTCTAGACAAGCCACTAACATGGTATCTAAAGTTGTTAATCAAATGAATGATCCGCACTTTATTCTTGAGCGTTGGATCATGGATGCCAACATGCACAAAAATGGCATGATGATGATCAAACCAGTGCGTGAACAAATTACTCGTTATGTAGAAACAGAAGGCACATTAGATCAATTACGTGCCTTTGAACAACAGGCCGCAGATTCAGGACTGACAACACTGCGCCAAAGCAAACGTCAAGTTGGTGTTGAAATGGACAAGGTCATGGCCGAAGTTCAACAACTAGCAGGCGATCAACAACAACAATTCAGTGATGAAATGATCAACAGTCAAGTTGAACGTTTAAAAGAATTACCTGAAGAACAAGATCCAGAATCAATGGCCATGGAACAACAAGAAATGATGCAGGGTCAACTTGAAGGTCAAGAAGAAATATTACAAACTGCTATCAAACGCAACACAATTTATCGTGCCAAATATAAACTAACTGGCTATAACATTAACGTTAAGTTTCATCCTATTGCACAACACTATTGGGTCTGTGATCCCACAGTAGAAGAAATGAAGGATCAACCATTCTGTGGTTATTATGATCCAATGACAATTCAAGAAGCCTGTGAATTGTATCCAGATATTAATTTAGAAAAATTCCGTGAACATGCTGAATACAACCAAAGTGGTGCGTATCAAGCAGGTTCAGTATTAAACAACTTGGCTATTCATGCCAGAGACTCAGTGCCTATCATGGGTATTCCTGTTAGTTCAGCCGCAAGTGCAGATCCAGACAGCAGACAAGTAAGTATTGTCACAGTATGGAACAGATTTGACATTGATGGTGATGGCGAATTAGAACTAATTGAAGTTATCTATTCTGGTAGTTATATTATTTCAGCCAGAGAAGTAGAATTTATTCCTGTGGCCAGTATGTGTCCAAAACCATTACCTGGCAACTTCTATGGAATGAGTATTGCAGAATCAGTTATTCCCATGCAGGAATACAATACAT